CCATTAGATGACACATATAATGACCTTGATACAAAGTATGTTTTTAAACTTGATGCCAACTCCCGAATTTCACTAAGTAATAATGATGCTGGTACAGACAATACAGTATTCGGATTTATGGCAGGAACGGCTCTTGCGAGTGGTGGTGTAGAGAACACACTTGTGGGAGATTATACAGGTACTGCAATCACCACAGGAGATTATAACACCGCAGTAGGTAAGGATGCTCTTAAAACAGACGATGTAGGGCGACATTCGACTGCAATAGGGTATTCTGCATTACTTCTTCAGAATACAGCATCAGAAGGTTCTGCAAATAATACAGGAGTTGGTGTTAATGTCGGTGCTTATAATGTCACAGGAACAAATAACACTTGGTTAGGGGCAAATGCTGGATTAGGAGCAAGTGGTCAAAGTAATAGTTATAATACTGGAGTTGGTTCTGATGCATTAAAGGTAGTTACAACTGGTCAGGCTAATACCGCAGTAGGCTATAGTGCTATGGCGGCAGAAACGGATGGCGGAGATAATGTAGCAGTAGGACAAAAAGCTTTACTTGCTCTCACAGGTTCTACAAGAAATACTGTTGTTGGTGCAAGTGCTATGAGAGTAATGGATGATACAGCAGATGGATTGGCTGATTGTACTGTTGTTGGAGCTCAAGCATTTTATGGAAATGCTACCAATACAACTACTGGAGCAAATGGAACGACTGCCATAGGAGCATTTGCCCTTAAAGATTTGACAACTGGTACTGGGAATGTGGCAGTAGGCTATCAAAGCGGTAAGGCTATCACAACAGGCGGATATTCAACTTTTATTGGTTACAACGCAGGTTTAGTTCACACGACTGGTGGATATAATATGGCTATCGGCTATGGTGCAATGGATGATACCAACGCTGGTAATAATTCATTAGGTAGCACCGAAAATACATTTATTGGAGTTGATTCTGGCGGTGGTACATGGGAAGACACATCATCAAGTTATAATGTAGGTATTGGAAACTATGTAATGGATGACGCTCTGGACGGTGCAAGTTACAATACTGCTGTTGGTCAAAATTCAATGAGTGCATTAACAGAAGGCGATTACAATACTGCTTTAGGTAGAGCTTCAGCACACAGCCTTACCACAGGAACACAGAATGTTTTACTCGGTTATGGAGCAGTTACAAGTACTGCAAGCGGTCAAAATCAAATAGTATTAGGTTACGAAACAACAGGACAAGCAAACAACTCAGTAACACTTGGTAATGCATCTGTAACTGCTGTTTATATGGCACAAGATAGTGGTGCTACAGTTCATTGCTTAGATGTAGCACCTACTGATGGAACTTTAAAAGAAAATCTACTTCCTAACTCTGGTTTTGATGTTTGGAGTAATAGTACACTTGAGAATGTAGGTAGCAACCTTGTTACTGGTTGGACAAATAGAACTGCTGTTCCTTACGACACATTTACATCTTCTGGTGCTAATATAACTGATGCTCACAATACTGGGGGTGATTCAGCACAAGCACACGCAGAGGTTAATCTGACACCCGGTAAACTATATAAAATTTCTGTAAATCTCACATTAGATGCTGGAACTGCTCCATTTATCGGATTCCAGTCATCAGTTGGTGGTGCGGCTGGCGGTTTAGATGCTCACTTGCTTTCAGCAGGCTCGAATACAGTAATAATAGAAGCAGTTGCTAATGATAACTTTTTTATGGTCAATAACAATGCAAGCAATACTGAGTTTCAACTTTCTTCTGTTTCAATCTACGAAGTCACACCCGGCTGTGTTGCTAATGATACAAAGGCTCCAGATGGGTGGCAAAAACGAGGTGGGGATGTAGATATTTGGAGAGAACATAATCATTCAACATATTCAAAAGACGGTTCTTTTTATTCTTTGAAAGTGACATCTGTTCAAAGTGCGTGGAATTTGGCGGTTGTGCCAGATACAGACACAACTGAATTGCAAAAGTATTCAGGTAGAACTGTAACATTTGGTGCTTGGGTGTATTCAACTTTATCCACTCCAGAAATTAGATTGTCTATTTATGATAATGGTGGAGAAACAAATAGTAGTAGCCCAGCCCAAAATACATGGACTTGGTTGGAGGTTACAAAAACAATAGCAAGCGACCCTACCGCAGTTCAGTTTGAGATAGATAAATCTGGCTCAACTTCTGAAACTTATTATATTTCCCAACCAATGCTCGTATTTGGTAATTCAATAGGTTCAGGTAATTATACCAGACCTCAAGGTGAAATAGTATATCTTGAAACATCATTAACTTCAGCGAAACTTAATGGGAGTGCCTTTTCAGATGTTTCAGAAACCACATTAAATGTTGAAGCAGATAGTTTAGGAAAAATCCCAAAAGGAGCAAAGGCAGTTATGACTGAATTAAAGGCAAGAGATTCGGGAAGTGCTGGTACAGACTGTTGGGTTGCTTTGGGAACTGGCGAAAAAAGTATGCTTAGACTTACAGGACTTGCTAATGATTCAATACACCACGAATCAAGTATAACACCCTGTGATTCTAATGGTGATTTTACATACAGAGTAGATGCATCAGGTTCTTCAACTTTAGATGCTTGGGCTTTATATCACGGAGTTCAATTAAGATAGGAGATAATTATGGCAATTACAATTAACAGTTCAAGAGATAATGCAGACGATAAGACAGTATTCTTTACTATTGCTTATGGTGGTAAGGATTATAAGTGGTGTGGAGACATTCCAAAGGATGCTGATGCACAGGCTTATCTTGATGCAAAGTCTGACACATTAAAAGCGGAGATACTTCGCAAGGAATACCCACAGGCAGAAGTGCCACAACTTGAGGACAAGTCTGCCTTAGAATCATTTGAGGCTTGGGTATCTGCTGGGTGTAAAAATGCTGAAGTCAAAGGCAAGGATGCAGATGGTAAAGAAATCGTTATTAAGGCAGAAGAAACTATTTCTAAGAAAGCGTGGGTAGATATTGAATCACCAGTTGACCAAGCCGCATTAATAGCAGAATTACAAGAGAAGGTCAAAGCATTAGAAAGTAAATAATTAACTAAACAAGGAGTCACGAAATGGCTAAAGACAAAAAAGAAAAGCCAGTCTTGAATCTAGATGACAAAGAGTATGTAATCGAAGATATGACTGATGAACAGAAAATGATGGTAAATCATATAAATGATTTGCAAAACAAGCAAAATACTAATGCTTTTATGGCTGACCAATTACAAGTTGGCAAAGAAGCATTTATTAATTTGCTCCGTGCATCATTGGAAGCACCTGAAGAAGTAGAAGGTGAAGTAGTAGAATGATTGTAAGAAGGTGTAGTCAAGGTCATCGAGTTAGGATTCATAGAAATACAACTCCGGGTGTTACTCGCAAAAAAACTTACTCAGATGGGTCTTCGGAGACCTTGACTTACCCTTCGTCATATAAATATTTTGTAGATGTAGATGGTGAGGTAAAGAAAAAAAGCAATAGCTTTAAAGTAATAGAAGAATTCTATGTATCTGAATGTGGAAATAAACATGGTGATGGTCATGGTAGATTAATTATAGGTAAGCATCATGTAATTAATGGCGTTGCTACTACTCAGTCTGACTACCCTACAGATTCAAATACAAAATCAGAGATAAAAGATTTTTATGATAAACGTGGAATCTCGTATGGTTCCAGTGAAACTAAATCGGAATTATTATCAAGAATAGTTCCTCAACTAAGTGGCAATAAAGAAGTGTCCAAACACATAAAGGTATAAAATGAAAGGTCTACTAACTGTATTAATTTCTTTGGTATTACTAGCTTTGACTGGTAGAAGTCCCGCTGAAATTACTGCACCTCAAAAGTATGAACAGTTTGCTAATGCAGATGATGTTAAAAAGAAAAAGAAAAAAGGTAAAAAACTAGCTAAAAAAGGAAAGAAGAAAAAGAAAGGTTTCTTTTCTAAAGTTTTTGGCTCTAAGTAATGAATAACCCAATAGCTAAGTTAGTATCGTGGCAAATAAAAACTGGGCAGTTAGACGGTTGGACATCTTACCATTTAGCGGCTGGTGCTTTTCTATGTAAAATATTTCAATGGCTTAACTGGAGTGATTTCTGGTGTGTATTTGGAGTATTTATAATTGGTGTGTTATGGGAAGTATTTGAATGGTTGGTCGAAGGAGATGAAGAAACATACGGAACTAAAGAAAAATGGGCTTATAACACGGCATCTGACATCATAGTTGAAACTGCTATAGCATGGTGGATGGTATTGTAAGGAGGATTAAATGTCTACTGGATTATATAAATATACATCAAAAGAAGCTTCTAACCTATTAATAGGGCAGAATGGTTTTGATTTAATAGCTGAGCATGACACTAATACATCTGCTCCAGAAACAGGTTCTTGGATAGCTATACAAGCACTTGGTAAAGGTGGTGGTGATGCCGCAGTTGAATATTTAAAATTAAAAGTTACTGCTAATATAGGTGATGGTATTTCAAGTTGGTTCTATATGATACCCGGAGAGATACTATATGGAAACTTTAGCGGTATTATAAATCATACTGACTCTACAGCAACGTGCATAGCTTACAGAGGGTAAGAAGGACTAGCAGACTCGAAAGAAGAGGTCTGAATAAACCTAGTAAAATGGCTAAAGTTATAAAGTTTAAAAATGATGTACAATCTGAAGCTTTAAAATCTATGGAAAAAATGATATCAAAGTTAAATGATAGCTGGAATAAATATGATGATAGAATTGATAAGAAGTTTGAAGCAATAAATAAAAACATAGATGAAATAGATAACCAGATACTTGAAGTAAAGTCTTCACTAGAGAAGCCAAGTATGGTTAAAAGAGCTTTTAACTGGATTAAAAATAAGGTGTTTAGAATAAAATGAATTACGATAATATAAGCACAAGTTACAATATAGATTTTTATTATACTTATATTGGTTAAATGAGTGGAAAGCCTGATACCGCCAGAAGCTATCGTACTACCATCCTTGATGATAATGCCATTGTTAGCATTAATCTTAAGTGGTTGGGGCAAATTGCTGTACTCATTGGGATGTTGGTCTATGGTTATTGGCAGATTGAAACAAGGATTGGAAACCTTGAAAGTAAAATGGCTTCTGCGGATGAACAGATTGGGAGCCTACTTGATAAGCACATCTTGGAAGAACGGGTTGAAAGAGAGGAGCTTGCAGAGAAAGTAGCGTTTTATGAAAAAGAATTTAACATTAACCCATTTAGTTGGGGAAAGAAGAAAAAGAAATAATGGATTTTATGGCAGTATACGGAGAGGCTGGGATGATAGGCGTAGTCGGGGCTATGTTTGTATACCTAGTAGTTTCTCTTTCAAACAAATCAGCGAGACAACAAGAGACCTTAGAGGCTTTAAAAATTGAGAACGCAGGTCAATCAGAAACGCTGGAGAATATGGAGGGGATGATTATAAAATTAATTAACAGATGGAACCAATCCGATGATAAGCTTGATAGGAAGTTTGATGCTCTTACTAAAGAGATAAATGACCTTGATAATCAAGTGTCGGAAATAAAAGGTTCTTTATCAAGAATAAATGGAAAACATTAATGGATAGTTTAAAAGTGTCAGCAGTATCATTCGCTAATTACGGTGCTTACTTAGCTGAGATTAATTTATTTTTACAATGCGTTGTCGCAGTGATGAGTATTGTATATCTTAGTCATAAAATAGTTAAAATAAAAAAGGAAAAATAAATGGATGTTAAATCAATGCTAGTAAAACTAGCTGAAGAGCAAGCAGATAAAATGAAAGAAGAGGTTATGAATCATTTATCCTCTGACGAAATGTCAGATAGTATAGCTACTGCAATAAATAAAAAGATTGACATACCTTTTGTCTCTGAAGAAAAAGAACAAATATTCTTTGAGAAAATGGTAGATGTGGTAACAGATGTATTAGAAGGAATATTCAAAGGTAAGTGAGATGCCAAAAGCAAAGAAGAAAGACTCAAGACTCTCCCGAGCTGGTGTATCCGGATATAATAAGCCAAAGAGAACACCTAATCATCCAAAGAAGTCTCATGTCGTAGTTGCTAAAGTTGGCTCAAAAGTGAAAACAATACGCTTTGGTCAACAGGGTGTTAAGACTGCTGGTAAACCAAAGAAAGGTGAGTCAGCTAGACAAAAAGCAAGACGTAAATCTTTTAAAGCAAGGCACGGTAAGAATATAGCTAAAGGCAAAATGTCTGCGGCTTACTGGGCTAATAAGGTTAAGTGGTAGATTATGGCAATTAAAAAAGTAAAAGGTGTGTCCGTATCTAGTCTGACAAATAGACAAGCTAGTGCTATGAAAAAACATTCAAAGCATCATACTGTAAAGCATTTAAGGTCTATGGTAGCGTCTATGAAAAAAGGAAAGACGTTTGGACAATCTCATAAAATAGCAATGAAAAAGGTAGGTAAGTAATGGCTACTAAGAAAAAGAAAAAGAAAGGATTGTACGCTAATATACACGCAAAAAGAAAAAGAATAAAAGCTGGTAGTGGTGAAAAGATGAGAAAGAAGGGTGCTAAAGGTGCTCCTACAGCTAAGGCTTTTAAAAGGTCTGCTAAAACAGCTAAGAAAAGAAAGAAGAAATAACTATGTTTAAATTTGGAAAGAGAAGTAAAGAACGTCTTAAAGGCGTTGATTCTAGACTGGTCAATGTACTAAATGAGCTTATTAAGATAATGGATGTTACCATCATAGAAGGATTGCGTAGTGAAGAAAGACAGAAAGAGCTGTTGGCTAAGGGGGCTACTAAGGTTAAGTATTCAAAGCATATGGAAGGTAAAGCTGTTGACCTAGCTCCCTACCCAATAGACTGGGAAAACAGAGACGGATTCCATTATATGGGTGGAATGATTCGTGGTATAGCACAACAACTTGGTATTAAAGTTCGTTGGGGTGGAGACTGGGATTCTGATGGAGATGTTAAAGATAATGGATTCGATGATTTAGTTCATATAGAATTGCGTGAGTAATGCCAAAGCAGTATTTAAATATAGATAGCTTTGCAAGGGGTATAAATAATGTAAAAAACCCTAGAGACTTGAGTATTGGTGAGTCTCCAAGCATCATTAATTTCGACATAACACATCGTGGAGAACTTAGACCTCGTGGTAAGTTTGAAGAACAAACCAATGATGGGGAATCTTATGAGCCGGGTAGTAACGCAGTCCCAACACATACAGCATCTTTGAATCCGGGCTATGGATTACATTACTTTGAGTATGATGATGAAACTGCGGTTGCTGGGTTTTCACTTACAGGAATATCTCCTAGTGGAGCTGTAATTCTTGGTAGTGGTGGTAATGCGATGGGGGCTGATGATGGCACAAGTTCTAATTATTACATAGGATTTTTAACTAGGTCTGACACACAACCAGCTACTCAATTAGCAAAGCCAGCATCTAATTGGATTGCGATAGGGGCTAGCACAGGTTTATTAACTCACGCAAATAACAAATTCTTAAATGATATTACGGCTAGCTCAATGCCTATTAAGATTGTTGTTAGTGGAACTTCTAATAATAATGGAACATTTACAGTGCTTGAGGTTGCTTCTGGTTATCATACTGGAGGTGGTAGTGGTGATTTTATAGCTAATTACGGTGGTGATGCTATCACTATAAAAGCTGGAACAGCTCCAACATTGCTAAGGATTGAAGAAGACTTAACTCATGAAGCTATAGAAGCTGGCACTACTGTTACTTTTAAAAGAGTTGGTATACAAGATGACATAGCAATATTACTTGGCAATGCTGATGATAGTAAGATTGATGTGTATAAAGATAGCGCTGGAAGCTATACGGCAGATGCTATAAACTTAGAAACGATAGCAACATCAAGTACTTACCCAGATTGGGTTTTTTATTCTGTTAACGGTGCTGTTAGAGTAGCTGATGGTAATAGGCAAAACATATCAAAACCTAAGTGGTATGGGTATATTAAAAAAGATATGTTCTATGCCGCTGAAGCTGGTGCTTCTTCAAATGTAGATAATTTTATAAGTCACTCAGTTGCATCTGCATTATACCAAGAAGATAATGATTTAGCAAAGCCAAGTGGTGGTAACTTTATAGCATCGGGTAGCGTGGATGGTTCTAATGAATTTGCTATGACAGATGGAACAGGCTGGTCTGTTTCTGTTGCGGAATCTACTGTTGAGGGAATGTGGGAAGAGGCTACATATGAATTCGGAAGTACATTCATATACGATGGAAACCAAGAGTCTTTAATATATAGAATGTCTACAACATTTGCGGCTAATGGTCTTAAAAAGTTATTAATAAATGTATTTGCTAACCATAACCCGGGAAGTGCATCAACAACATATAGCAATAGAATAACTGGTGGTAGAATATATATAAGAGAAAATGGTTCAAGCGATGATTGGACTATGCTTGCTGATATAAGTATAAAAGATGGAGCTAGAACATCATTGCTAGGTGAATACAATCAATGGGTTCAGGATAGTAGCACAGCAGGCTCTGGTGGAGACCAACACTTTAGAATAACAATACCAACTGATACTACATTGGCAAATAGGGGCACCTCATACTGGCAATTAGAGTTAGATGCACCAAGCTTAGAGACATACGCAAGTTTAAATGGATTCCCTCAATCTACAAAACAAATATCCTTTGGTCAGTCTGGTGCTAGTTATAAAACTGCAACAATAGCAAATAGAAGAGCGTTTGTTGCTAATGTAAAGTATGATGAAGGTGGGTCTGGGTCATTAGATGGTATGACAGAATTTAGTAGCTATGGTGATAGGATAATGTATAGCGAAATAGGTAGATACGACACATTTCCTAACCTTAATTATATAGAAGCATCTAAAGGTGATGCTGAAAATTATGTAAGATTAGAATCTTATGCTGATAGGATACTAGCATTTAAACAAAGAACAATGCAAGTTATAAATGTATCATCTCCATCTCCAGCTAATTGGTTTATAGAAGATACGATATACTCAGCTGGTGTTACCTTTCCTTACTCTGTTGCTAAAGGAGAAGCTGGTGTAGTATGGGCTAATAAATCTGGAATATACTACTATGATGGTAGTAGCGTTAGGAATGTTAGAGATGGTAAAATAAGTGATTCTGATTGGGATACATTTTCAGCAGAAAATACACTAGGTAAAGACCCTAAAAGAATGACAGTTGGATATATACCTATTTCAAATCAAGCTCTTATAATACAGGATACTAATGCAGGTAGACATGGATATATATATGATATAAAAAATGATGCAATAACATATGCTGATGATATAGCACCAAATGCATATAATGATACAGCTACAAACGGAGCTAGTTTTACTCCTGCCATGTCAAATTTTATAAACGATTCTAGAAATAGGCTTGTTGTGGCTTATGACGTAGCATCAACTGACTTAGGTGGTGAAGGTGCTAATAAGGTTTACTTAACATATTATAAAATAGGTGTAGACCAACATAAGGATTATACAGTACAAACTCCTGACTTTACATTTGGTCAACCGTCATTAGTTAAGAAGTTCTATAAGTTATTTGTTCATTATCAACACACTTCTAGCACATTAATACCAGCGGCAAATATATATTATCAAATAAATCAGAATGGAACTTGGACAGCTATGAGCTCTGGTTCATTTATCCAAGCAGATGGGGTTTATAAAGTTGCCGTATTTGAACCAGCATCTGCAATATCTTTTAACAGTATAATGTTTAAAGTTGCTATAGTTGAAGGAACTAACTCTTGGGATACAGATACAAAGTTATATATAAATGATATGCAAGTTGAGTATAGGGTATTAAGACTTAAACAAGCGAGTGCTGGATAATGTCTAGAGATATAAGAAGATTGGTAAACTCTACAGAGCAACCTCAAACTTTTAATATAGGTAGTCCATCATCCCTACAGGAAGGTGGTACATTTGTTACTATAGAAAATGGAAACTTAGCTGTATATAGAAAACATAAAGGCATAAATTGGAAAAATTATATGTCTAGAAATGGTAATCAAATAATAGATAATAAATTAAAAGCAAAGCATCTAGAGTATGGTAATAAATTCGTTGACTATAGGAGCTTTATACATAACTTTGAACTAAACCTAGGAGGTACAAAAATATATGTACCTTGGCATGGTAGTGGAGAGCAGAGCGATATGCTAGATGAAAGAACTGCTTATCTAGTTCCTTTTACAATGACGTGCCATAAAATACTATTTAGACCGTCCGATATAAGCACAGTTGCTACAGATATAGTTTTTACTATAGAGAAGGCTACAGATGGAAGTACAAGTACTAGTGTTGTATCTACATTTGACGCTACAGAAGATTGGTCTGCAACAGATGGAACTATGTTTACCGTAAATCAATCAGACTGGGACAATATACCTAGGGTTGTTAAGGGAGAGGTGGTAGGTATAGGTATAAATCCAGATGATACAAATATAACAACTGGAACTGAACAGTTTCATATAACTTCTGTATGGAGAATTGAAGTTACAATTTAAGGGGATATTATGAAGTATAATACAATAAAAGGATATTTAGGTGGTGGATATGTTAGTCCTATGGGCTATCAATCTGGTGGGTATATTCCCGGTGTATCGCAAGCTAAGTATGGAATAGGGTTACAAAGAGATATAACTCAAGCCCAAAAAGAATTTGAAGAGCAAGCTAGAAAGGTAGAGAAAGAACAAAAGAAAAGAGGTCTTTTTAGTACCTTAGGAAGCCTTGCTGGAACAGCTCTTGCCACAGCTCTTGCCCCAGCTACAGGAGGATTAAGTTTAGTTGCGGCTAAAGGTCTTGGTTCTGCTTTAGGTGCTGGTGTAGGTGAAATGGCGGCTGGCAAGATGTATGATGCTGGTCAAGCTAGTAAATCATCAACTGGATTGTTTGGTGAAGATTTTTCAGACCTAAATAAAATGGAAAGAGAAATGGGCGAAGGTGCTTTAGGTAGGTCTTTAGGTACAGGTGCGGCTACAGCATTAACTGCAGGTATTGGTGAATTAGGAAAAGTTGGAGCTGGTGGTTTATATGGAAAAGCTATGAACAAATTAAGATTTGGTACTCCAGACATGGCTGGTAAAGTAGTTGATTCAGCTGGTAACCTTACTTCAATACCGGGAGTAGCAGATACATCTATTATGGATAAATATTTTGAATCAATATTACCGCCTATGCCAGTCGTAGGAAAGCAAGTAGGTGGCAACGTTGATATACTTGAGCACACAGCTAATATAAGAAAGAAGATAGCAGATAGCCCTATAGGTGGAGAAGATAAACCAACTGACGTTGGTAGTCAATTCGTTGGCCCCCTCTTGCCAGAAGATGCTAAGTGGAGAGACCAAATGAGAACTATAGCTGAAATGAGCGAAGGTATTCCACAGTTAGATATAAGAAGAGACTATGGTGCTGATAGGAGAAGTTCAGCTAGAGTAAGGCAAGATAATTTAATGGCTCAGTTAGATAGAGAAAAAGCTATGAGAACAGATGAGGATTTTCAAGATGTTAGACCAGATGATATGACTAGTCTTTTAAATTTACAAACACCTCAACAACCCAGTGCTTTTGAAAGAGAGATGGCAGGTAGTTATGAACAGTCCCTACCTCGAGCAGGGTCATTAGGCATGGATAATGAATTATTATCTATGGCTCAAGATTCTTTGAGTACCCAAAAAAGAATGGAGAATCTATCAAGAGGATTAGACAGATATATAGGTAAAGCAGAAGGCAGGTATCATTTAGGGCAAGCAATCCCAGACCAAAGTATTTTATCAGATATAAAAAGACCGCAACAGGGTGATATAAATTTTGGGCAAAATATTGAAAGTGTACAGGCTCCATCATCTCTGATAGGTGAAGAATACGCAATGGCAAGAGATTCTTTAAACACACAAAGAAGAATGGAAGATTTGTCTAGAAACCTAGGAGTTAATATAGCAACAGCAGAAGGAAGAATGGGGCAGGCTATACCAAATCAAGAAATCAGAAGAGATATGCAAGAAGATAATCTATACAATACCCAAGTGCAGATGCCTTACTATAGATTACCTATGTATAAACATGGCGGAGAAGTAGGAGCGTATAAAGGTGGTAGAGGATTATTAAGTATGGCACCATTTAGTAGGAGGATAATATAATGCATTTTGGTAATGACCCAAGACCCGGAGATAGGCAACCAATAATGGCTGAGAAAGATGAATACGTTGTTAATAGAAATGCGGCTAGAAAACATAAGCATTTACTAGACTATTTAAATTTTATAGATGAACCTAGGTTTGATAACAGGGAGATGGCTCACTCTGCAATAGATGAAGCTATGGCTCTTAACACCCTTTCTCAAGTTAGCATGCAAAACGGTGGAGAAGTTGGTCTTCAATATGCTGAAGACTATGAATACTCTCCAAGTGGGTTTGAAAAAATACTAGACGCACTTCCTTTTATAGGGGATAAAAGAGCTTATGATAGAGCTGAAAAATACAGAAAAAATGTTCATTGGAATCCTGAAGATGTTAAATTTAGAAGAGCTCAAGATAGAAGGGGAATGGATGTGTTTGGTTCAGGCTCTCGACTACAACACGAAGAAGATGATATTACTAAAGGAAATAAATTTCAACATAGAGCGCTAACTATATCTCAAGAAGACCCGAGAAGTTTTACTTATAGGAATATGGCAGAAGATGATGACCTATCCACTGTAGACCAATTTATAATAGGTTCTCAATCTGGTCATATAATGGAAACAGACAACACACAAGATTATGTAGTAGACCCTTATAATATAGCTAAGTCAAGTAAAAATTATGAAGGTATATTAGGGATGTTGGGAATACCAAGGTATAGTGGAAGCGTAGAAAAAAATCCGGGTATAGAAGCTTATATAGACCCAGCATATCTAAAAGAACAGGTAATGCAAACAGACGCTCAGAAATTACAACAAGGTGGACTGATAGAGGATAAGGGTAAACGCAAAGGTGGATATAGCTTAGGTGTAAAAGACGAGCTTGCAGAAAGCGTAGACTATTTCCAAGACCTTGATAAAATATTATCTGCTGTAAGACATCAAGATAGGTACGACTTTGGAAA